CCTGCACACGATAGTCGTTATTGTTCGAGTCGCCCTGGTCGCGGCACTTGATGCTCCAGATCACCGCCGCATCGATCGCCGTCCAATCGGCTTGGTGCAGTTGGTTCGCGGTGTCAAACAGACTGCTCGTGCACGAGCCCGATCCGCTGTTTCCCGTCGCCCCGGTATTCGTGTATTTGTTCGACGCCACGACCGGCGTGCCTTCGGTGACGGCCCAGGTGTGGTCCTGCCCGGACGTGATCGCGCCATCGGACGGCCACGTCTCGGTAAAGGACGCCGTGCTCGGTGGACGCGGGATCGCGGAGAACCAAATGCAGCCGAGTTCCCCGAGCCAGACTTCATGGCGCAGTCGGCCAATCGATGGCCAGTCACGAATCCCGATGTGGCCGCGGCCATCCGTGCGACCGTGATCCATCAGCAGCTCAGCCACGACATGCGCCAGCGACGGCTGATCCTTCAGGTTGACACCCATCGCATTCGCGACCCGATCGCGCGTCGTGACGGTCGGGCGTTCTTTGTCGGAGTCGCCGATCAGGTCCAACGTCGGATCACTCACCGGATCGGGCAGCCAGAGCAGCGACTTCCCGGCGTCGGACTGCGGCGGCCCGAACAGGATCGCGCCGATGCGCGGATCGTCCCCCGGTCCGTAGGGCGGGGCGTAGGTCGGCCCGTCCGACTCGATCCGCGTGACGATTGGGCCGAGATAGAGCGGCATCGCCCTACACCGGCACCGCTTGAATGAAATAGTCGAAGTCGAACGACTGCGCGATCGACGCCGAGGATGTCAGCGTCACCGCTGTTGATTTTGTGACCGGCAGATGAATCGGTCCCGAGGCGAATCCGCGGCCCGCCACGGCTTCGAGATAGATCGGACCGAAGATTTTGGTCGATCCTTCTTCGAGAAAGAAGTTCAGGGCGGTCGCCGCCCCCGTGGACCCAATGATGTTCGTGATGATGACTTGAAAGCCATCGCCAGGGTCCGCCACGATGGACTCATCGGTGTAGGCGGTGGACCCATCCAAATGCTTGTGCCCGAAACGCGGATGCACCGTATTGACGTATTGCCGACGATTGAGATCGGCAATGAACCGCGCCACGTCATCCTCGGCGCTGACCGAGCCCGGATCAGTCCCATCTGGCGGCTTGGCGAACCCGCCGACCATGACCGGGGCTCCCGGGGTCGTCCCATCGTCGGCCACCGTGCCCACGGCCGTCACTTGTGCGGCGAACGTGCCCGTTCCTACCACGGTCGCGTTCAGGTTCGACGCGGTGGCCTGACTCACCTGCACGGGCGTCATGGACGCGATGCCCTGCACGGACATGACCTGCGTATCGGCCGTGCCCGCCGTGCCAAACGCCGCCGCGAAGTTGGCCGACGTGAGCAACGTGCCGAGCGCGGTCGTTTGCGTCTGCTGTTCCGCGAGCGTGGACGCGCCAGTCGGCAGCGCACTCGACGCGACGTCCACGTCCCCGATGTTGTTGTTGCCCGCGGGCAGGGCGCTCGAGACTTGCACGGCAAACGTCCCCGTCCCCACGACGGTCGCGTTCAGATTGGCCGCGGTCGCCTGGGCCGCCGTCACCGTGCCGTCCACGGTCAGCGTCCCGCCCGCATCCCCCACTTGAATCGGATTCGTCGCCGTCCCGCCCCAGACCGCTCCCCCAGAGGCCGGTAGCGCCATGTAGAGGCCGCTGACCTTCTGCGTGCCAGCCCCGGTGTCCCCATCCAGCGCAGGAGCTGCGAGGCCCGTGAGTTCGCCCGCGCCATCATCCACGCCGACGAACGTGGCATCGGCCGGGACGGGGTCGCCGGTGGCACTAACAGACGGGTTCGTCGCGGAAATGCTGCCCGTGACTTCGACCGGCGACTGGTCCGAGGCAATGACGACCGGGAACGACGAGGCCATCGTCGTCTGGCCCAAGGCAATGCTGGACCCGCCGACTTCGATTAGGTTGACGTCGGTGCCCGAACCGCCGCCCCCGCCCGCCCCACCTGGCGAGGCCGTCGCCGCCTTCAGATAGACAATCGCCTGCCCATCCGTGTAGAGCGACATCCGCGCCCTGACGGCCAGGAAGCCGACCGTGGACGCGGTCCAGAGCCCCGGAGCCGTCGCGGTCGTGACCTGCGTCGAACTCGCGACCGGCGTGACCCGAAACGCGGTGAAGTCCTGCCCCTGGACCGTCGCTTCGAACGTGATCGTCCCGGTGAACGTGCCTTGAATTTGAATGGCGATGCCGCCAAAGCCGCCGACACTGAGCCGGACCTCGGCGTTGAGAGCGCCAAGCGGGCCGGCCTGCGAGGACGTTTCGACGGCCATTAGATCAACTCAGGAACGGCAGGGACGGCGCACAGACGACCGACCGGATCGTGACCGTCGCATAGCCATCGGTGTAGGCGGACATGCGTGCCCGGATCTTGTAGAGGCCCGCCACGCTCGCGATGAAGATGCCCGCGGCGGTCGTGGTCGTAGCTTTCGCGGTGGCCCCGATGCCGACGACGTTCAGCGCGGCCCACACACCGCCATCGACCGTGGCCTCGAATGTAATCGTCCCGGTGAAGGTGCCCTTCACCTGAAACGCCGCCCCGCCCATGCCGAGCATGGAGAGCGTCACCGCATCCTCAGCCACGGTGAGGTCATCCTGCGCCATCGTCAGCGACTCAGCCACCTAGCCCCCCCCGTCCGTGTTGATGTTGTACCAGCCGCGTTGGTTCTTCGTGAGCAGCGAGGCATCCGTGGGCACGTCCACGAGCTTGTTATTCGCGCGCTTAATGAGCCCCAACGACTCCGCGGCCATCGCGTCAATGTCGATCCGCGGACTCGTCAACGGATAGAGCATCCGGAGCCGCTTCGCGATGTTGTATTCCAACATCTCGGCATAGCCATCGATCGACGGCCAGTCATAGAGCGTCGTCAGGTCCGCGAAGCCTTCAAAGAGCGTCGGCAGATACAGAATCAACTGGTTAATCGCCGTATCGATGCGCGGCCACAAGATGATCGTCCCGAAGGGGAACGTCGGGTTGTAGTAGACGTTCGTGAACTGCGCGTTCGGCATGTTCTTGAGCTGGATCGCCTCATACGCGCTCGTCGTGATGACCGACCGGGGAATCTCCACCGGCTGCCCGCTCACTGCCGCGGCCGTGATCGTCCCGGTCGCCGGCGTCGTCGGCAGCCCTTGCACCGTGAACGTGTAGGTATCCGCGGTCGGCACCGTCTGCACGGTCTGCAGGCCGTTGTAGGCGATCTCATTCGCCCCATCGATGAAGGCTTCATCGCCAATCGCAAAGGGATGGGCCGTTTGCGTCACCGTGGCCGTGTAGCCGCTCCGCGTGATGCTCGTCACCGACTGCGCCGAGGCCAGTCCTTCGAGCCACAGGCCGGCCGTGTCGATCTTCTGCGGCCGGGGGACGTTGAAATCGCCCCCCAGCCCGATCGTGTAGGTCTGTTGGTTCGCGACGAGCGGAAAGACCGTGCGCTGAATGGCGACCGAGACGCCCGTCTGTGTCCTGAGCGTCGAAACGAGGTTATTGAGCCGGCGCAGCCCTTCGACGGCTTGTGCGCCGTCCATCGGCTCGCCTTGCCCGATCACCCCGAGGTCGTAATACGCATCCGTGAGGATGTTCCGCGCGTTCGTGGGCACGCATTAGCCCCTTCCCATCAGAGCTTACGTCGCGATCGCCACCGCGCCACGGCCGATGTCATCGGTCGCGCCCGTCGCCGGCCCATCGACGTAAATCTGACCGTTGGAGGTCGCATCGGTGCCCCAATCGGTGATGTTGAAGCGGCTGCAATTCCGCAGGATCACGTTGCCGTTGCCCGACGCGGCCAAGGTCGCCATCGCGGTCAACGTCGTCCCCGATCCGTTGGCCTGCTGGTTGACGAAGGCGCAGTTCTCGAACAATTGGAACGTCTCAAGCGGGTTCGTGCCAGAGGAGGTCATCACGAGCGCCGTCGCGGACGAGGCAATCGTCGGGAACAGGCAGTTGCGGAAGATGTTGCGCTTCGACCCGCCGGCAAACTCAAGCGTGGCATTCGCCGCGGCGCGCGCAATCGTGTCCAGCCCAATGGTGCAGCGATCGAAGATGTTTTCGCCGGACGCGCCGGACCCGCCCAACTTCAGCACGCGGCTGTCGGCATCCGCGGCCGAGGTGGCATCGCCCATGCCGCCGAACATCACGCCCTGGTAGTAGTTGCGCCCGCCCTGATCCTGCCAGGTGATCTGTGCGGCAATCGCATTGTCGTTGAAAATGCCGAGATTGGCGAAGATCGACCCGGTGCCGGTCACTTTAATGAAGGCCGCAAACGCCGTCGCGCCTGACAGCGTAGAGATGCGGGCGCGCGGGTTGTAGCTCGGCGCGGCCACGCCGATGATATGCACGGCATTCTTGTCCAGCGTCAGCGTGCTCGTGATCCGGGCCGTGGCCCCCGTGCTCCCGTCGCCCACGAGATAGACAATGTCGTTCTTGCCGGAACGGGCCGCGCTGTAGGCCGTCACGAGACTGGTGTAGGGATTCGATTCCGACCCGTCCTGCGTGGCGAGTCCGGTCGCGCCAGGGTTGCAATAGATCACATGCCCCGGCGTGACGCCGGCGATCAGTTCGGTGAAGTTCGCGTTGATCTGGTCGATGTTGGTGCGAGTGAAAGCACCCCCGCCCGAAATTGTGAACATGGTCGCTGCTCCTGCGGCGTCTCGCCGCGGCCTCGGTCCCTAGACCGGGACAGTCGTCTGTTTCCGCGGCCGTCCGCGCCGCGGCTGTTCCTTCACTTCCGGCAGATGCGTGGCCCCGTGCGCCGCTTCCGCGGCCCGCACTTCCGTCGCCGCCTTCTCTGAGATCCGCCCGTGCGCGATCTCGTAATTCCGCTCGGCCGCCAACTTGCCGTGTTCCGTGTGCTGCCGGTCGAGCTCGGCCAACGCCAGTTCCTGCGTCGGCCAGAACCCGCGCGAGATCATGTTGTCGCGCTCGCGCTCGTCGTTGACGATGCACGTCTCGGACGCCTCCGGGCCATTCGGCCCGCGAGACGCCCGATAGAGCATCAGCGGATAGTGCTGATAGACGTAGGGCCGGCCCGGAGGCCCAAACTGGGTCGGATACGCCTCGTGCCGGCGCATCTCTTTCGCGTAGTTACTCTCGACGGTAAAAACAACGCCCAATTTGAGCCTCCTTCAGGTCAGCCGATCCCTACGTGATCGCGACGTTTTCGAGCGACACGGTGTTCCACGTCGCCTGTTGCGCGACGAGCACCATCGACGCGCCGTTGAACGCCTGATACGTGGCGGTCGTGTGCGCGCCGGTCGTGCCATCGGCAAACGTGCCCGTGATGACGTGCGCCGCATCGGTGGCCGAGGTCACGGTGAGCCGCAGCCCATCGCGATCCTTCGGCGGGTCCGCCAGCGTCGTCGTCGAGAGCGCCGTCGCCTTCGTCAGCATGATCGTGGTGTTCCGGGTCGGACACGCAATCGTCCCGTTCTCCCCCACCGAGATCACGTCATCGACATACGGCGGCCGGTCGGTGTTCGCGCCCATCTGCAGCGCGGTCCAGTCCTGGTTGTCCGTCGTCGTCATGATCGTGCTCAGGATGTCGTGCGCCGTCACGGCCGTGCCGTTCTCCCCCCGCTGGGTGAGCTTCAGCGTCGTGCCGGTCACGGAGACGATCCGCGCGTATTCGCCGTCGATCTTGACCTTCTGGCCGGCGGCAAAGCCCGTCGCGGACGTCACGACCGCCTTGTTGCTGTTGACCGCCAAGTCGGCGGCCAGCGTGGTCACAGTGAATGCCATGATGGTCCTCCCTTACGACCACGCGCGCAGCGCGAAATAGGGCAGCACGGGCGCAGCCCCGACGAGGCAGTCCATCCGACGCGGCAACTGGTCGGTCTGGATGTTGTACTGATCGACGTAGCGGATGCTCACCTTGTCCCCCGGTGCGCCAGGGGTCCGGCCCGCGACCGCACCGGCCAGCTTCGACGGCAGATCCGCCGACACCCACGCAAACGCCGCGGGGTTCGCCACGAGGTTCTGCTTGCTCGCGGTCGCCGCCATCGTCGCGCCGACCGTGCCCGTCGATCCCAGGAACGAGATCGCCGCGCCATTCGCCGGCAACGCCGTCACGGTCTGCAACTGCGAGTCGGTGGACGCGATGATCGACGGCGAAATGCTCAGGGTCGCCGTGGACGAGCCCGACACATCCGCCGTCAGCGTGAACTGCTGCAGGATGGTCGTATCCACATACGAGATCGGGTTGACCCCGAAGACCCCGGCAATCGTGAACACGTCGCCCTCTTTGAGCGCATACGTGCCCATGCCGGAAATCGCGAGGCTCGAGCCCGACTGGTTCGCGCCCGAGATGACTGGCGTCGAACTCGTGAACGTGCCCGTCGTGTGGACCGGGATGTTCGAGTCCCACGCCCACTCATCGACGCCCAACGCGCCCTGCGCGAACAGCCCCTTCTGGAAGATCGAGCTGATCTGCGATTGCGGGTTGAACAGCGCCAGGTTGTTCGCGACGAGCTTGCTCTGTTGCTTCGGGTCGGTCACGGCGAGCAGATCTTCGGGGACCCCGAAGGCCCGGAGCATCGCCACGCCATCCGTCCACGTCTCGTTCGACGTGATCGGCGTGCCGGGCGTGCCGATCGAGAAGTAGACCGACTTGTAGACCGACAGGCCAAAGAACGAATCGCACTCGTTCGCGAGCGCCTTGCCGGCCGGCATCGTGTAGCGGGTCTGCACTTCCTCGACTTCGACGGCCTGCTCCGCGCTTGACCAGCCCATCGCGACCTGCAACTGGTCGGTGAGCGAGATCGGCACGGTCTGGTTCAGAATCGGCTGCTGCTGCAACGCCTGCCCGCGCTTGACGCGGAACCGCTGCGGGATGCGCTGCTGGACGGTGAACCCGATCTGCGCGCCATCGGGCTTGTCCTTCCATTCGCTGCCGTAGGTCATCAGGGCGAGTCGGAGCAACTTGATGTTGTTGTCCCAGAACATCGCCACGTCGGTGGACACCCAATCGGGTGTAATGAACGTGTTCATCGGACGGACCTCGCAGGGCCAGTCCGTCGAGCGTCTTACCGGCGTTTCGGGCTGTAGTAGCGCGTGTGTTCCGCGATACTGGCCCCTGGTCCGGGCGGCTCGTCGGTGGCCTTGCCTGGCCCCGTCCGCACCGGATTCGGCGGCTGTGGGGGAGCGACGATCGGGCGCGTCCTCGCGGTCGATCCGGTCGAGGCGACCGGCGAGGACAGTGCAGCAGCGAGACGACGTTGCACGTAGGCAACGGACGCATCCGTGAGCGGCTTGCCTTCGGTGATGAACGCGAGTTCATCGACCAGCTCAGGATGCTGCGCGAGATGATACATGAACTGCGGCCCGCTGTCATGTCGGATGACCGCATGGAGCAGCACGGGCGGCAAGATGCGTGCCTGTAAGGCCGCGGTCGCCTGGTGAAAGTCGGGGGTCGTCGCCGCAAAGGCTTGCACACGCGCATTGTTCGCGGAGACTTGCGCGATCAGCCGCTCGTGCTCGGCGCGAGCTTGCGCTTCCTGCTGCTGCCGGACCTCGGCCTGACTGGCGTCGTTCGCTTCGCGCTTGCGGTCAAAGGCCGTCGCCGCCCGCATCCACGCCGAGTAGGGGTCGGGATACTTCGCCGGGTCGTTCTGAAAGTCCTCGATCTGCGGTTCCTTGTCCGTGAAGGGCTCAGGAGCCTTCGGCGGGGCCGCCGGTGCCACGGGAGCGGCTTTCACCGGTTCCGGCTTGGGCTGCAATTCGCTCAGTTCCGCCTCGATCGCCTTGATCTGGCGTCTCAGGACCGTGAGCCGCGGGCTGCCCCCGGTCGCGTCCGGCTTCACCTTGAGCAGATCCGCCTCTTTCGTCCGGAGTTCCTTCGTCAGCCGGTTGATCTCGGCCACGTCCTCCGGGGTCGCCCGCTGAGACGCCGCCTTGTGCCGTCCGCCCTCAGCCTTGCGGTCAAACTGCCCCGTATTGGCCGGTTCCCGCTCTTTCGTCGGGTGAAACTGCGAGGCATGGTCCGCAATCGAAACAGGAGCCTCCACCGGTTCAGGCTGGGGAGGCTGAACGGGCTCAGATGGCGGCGGCGTGGACGTGGCGGGGGGCGTCGGCTGAACGGTCTGGGTGTCCATAGTCCTCACTGGGGGGTCAACTGCGACTGGGCCGCTTTCCGCTCGGC